ATGTTATTCGAATTAGCTGATGAAGATACAGAAGATGAAGTAGAAGAGAATATTATAAATGCTATAAACAAGTATGAACCTAGAGCTGAAATACTTACTATATCTGTTAATGTTCTTCCAGATCAAAATGATATGAGAGTATCAGTATACTTTAAAATTATTAGTACACAAGAAACAGTAACATTCACTACGAACCTATCGAGGCTAAGATAATGGCAACTACAATTAAGTCAACTAACCTAGACTTTACGTCGATTAAAAATAACTTGAAGACATTCTTAGCTCAACAAGATGAGTTTGCTGACTATAACTTCGAAGCGTCTGGTCTATCTAACATACTAGATGTGCTAGCTTATAACACTCACTATAATGGACTTATCGCTAACTTCGCTTTGAACGAGTCATTCCTTGGGACTGCGCAGCTGAGAAGCTCTCTCGTGTCGTTATCTGAAGGTATTGGTTATATTCCAAAATCAAGAACAGCATCTAGAGCCGCTATAACTTTCTCTATTAATTTAACTTCATTAGCTGAAAGACCTTCTACAGTATCTTTAGCACCAGGAATTACCTTTGAAAGTTCTATAGATGATATTACTTACACATTCCAAACTAGAGAAACAGTAACAGCAACTGATGATGGATCAGGTATTTACCAATTCAAAACAATTGGTGGTTCATCTAATATTTCTATCTTTGAAGGTACTCAGAAAACAAAAACGTTTATTGCTGATGCTGTATCACAAGATTCTCTTTATATTATCCCAGATAAAAACATGGATATGGATACTGCTATTGTTAGAGTATATGAGAGTCCTACATCTGTAGCCTTCACAACATATCAAAATATTAAAACAGCCACTCTCATTAATGCTCAAACAGCTCTTTATATTTTAAAAGAATCTCCTAATGAATTCTATGAACTTTCCTTTGGTGATGGAATTACATTTGGCATTACTCCTAAAGCAGGTTACAAAATAGAAATGGATTATTTGTCTGTGTCTGGTCCAGATGCTAACGATGGTGCTTTGTTTACTCCTGTATCTCAAGTTAATGTGGGTGGTACAGGTTATACTATTACAGCTCAGACAGTTACTAACTCCATTGGTGGTGATATAAAAGAGACTAATCAATCTATTAGAACAAACGCTCCATTCCAGTATGCTACTCAAAACAGAATGGTTACAGCTGATGACTACTCATCTCTAGTGCTTAGAAACTTTTCTACTCTTATCAAAGATATTAAATCCTTTGGAGGAGAGAATGCATTAAACCCTGAGTTTGGTGCTGTGTATATGTCTATTGTGTTTGAAGATGACGTCCTTGCATCAACTCAGACTACTACTAAGAGTAGTATTCAAGAGTTAGTAGATCAATTAGCTGTTGTATCATTTAGATTAAGATTCCTTGACCCTGTTACTACTTTTATTGAAGCTAATACTTTCTTCCAATTCAACCCTAAGTTAACTACTCTATCTTTAAATGGTATTACTGATTCTGTTAACACTGTAGTTAGAGAATACTTTAGCGGTAACATTGGTAAGTTTGGGCAAGCGTTTAGACGTTCTAATTTGTTAACATTAATTGATGAAGTATCACCGGCTGTACTTTCTTCTCGCATGGATGTGAAGATGCAACAAAGAATAACACCTAGGTTAGATGCTCAGAATGATTTTAATCTTAGATTTCCTACAGCTATAGCAGCTGCAGATGATGTAAACTTTATTATTGATAGTTCTGCTTTTAATATCGATAATAGATCTGCTAAGATAAGAAACAAACTAAACAGCAATAAGCTTCAGATTGTTACTCTAGATGGTAGCACTGTTATTGTCGATAATATAGGAAGCTTTAATCCTGCTAACGGAACTGTATCATTGGTAGGATTTAAACCATCAAGTGTTATTGGTGGAGTTAACTATATTAAATTAAAAGCTGTACCTGCTAATCCAAGTGCTATAGCTCCAGTAAGAGAAGATATACTTCAGTTTGATGAAGATCCATCATTTGCATCAGCAGTAATAGTAGAGTCAGTATAAAATGGCTAGAGATTATACATTAAAAGATAACCTACGTAGAGATTACAGGTTTACTGATTATCATTTAGTAGATCAGGTCTTACCTGATTACTTTAAGGAAGATTATCCTAAACTAATCAAGTTACTTGAAGCGTATAATCAATTCGAAGATTCTGATCAATCCCCTGCTAGACTAGTGCATGATGTGATTACATCTCGAGATATTACAGCTAATGATTTATCTCTTTTATCTTTTATTGAGGATGAATTACTTCTAGGACAATCTTACTTCGAAGGGTTTGATAATAAACGATCTGCAGCAAAATATTCAAATACTTTATACCGATCAAAAGGTACTCTATATTCTATACAACAGTTCTTTAGAACATTCTTTGGCGTTACACCAGATGTAAGATATACAAAAGAAGATAGGTTTATGGTAGGAGAAGATGATTCTAGAATAGGATTTGATTCTCAGAAGTTTTTAACAGATGATAAACTGTATCAAGTATTTGCTATCTTAATTAAGGCTGATATTCCTGTAGAGGCTTGGAGAGAAGCGTATAAGCTCTTTGTACATCCTGCTGGTATGTACTTTGGAGGTGAAGTATTACTTGAAACAACAGGTAGTATTAACTTTGGTCTTATGCCAGACTTTGTCAAAATTAATACTGATATAGTTGTACAAGGTGAAGCTTCTCTTGGAGTAGCATTACAGTCTACAGATCTAACTGGAGAAGTAGATTCAGATGGTAGAGGTACATATGGTAAACTAAGAATAGGTCTACCAGATGCAATCGAAGCTATTCAAGATGTTCCACTATCAGAGATCGATCGCAACTACGATACAATTAGAGAGCTTATTAGCACTACTAGCCCAACAATGGATGAAGATTCAGCTGGTACAGATGGTAGAGTACAGAGATTCAGTCAAGATCGTTCAGCATTCGATACTATGGATGAAGTTAAATATACTTACTATGATTCAGATTCAGCATAATAACCATTATAAATAAAACTAACCACAGATACGGATTTAGCAATGGCAAGACAAAACATTAATAAAGGCACTTTAGCCAATGATGGTACAGGCGATACGCTCAGGATCGCTGCCGGTAAGGTAAATGATAACTTTGGAGAATTATATCAGTTTCTAGGTGGTGATAGTGCCCAAGTTACTAATAAGATGTCCTTATCAGATAGCGGAGTAGTCTACAAAGGGCTTAACTATAATACCACACTAGGATTTATAGAAGGTTCTGCAACAGTATCTATTGATCTTCCAGGAGAGAGTGGTACAGTAGCTCTTGTAGGAAGTACACAAACTCTTGCTAATAAAACATTGATAGATCCTGTATTAACTTTACCTCAAATTAACGATACAAGTGCTGATCATCAGTATGTTATCGCAGTTAATGAGCTAGCAGCAGATAGAACAATTACATTACCTCTTCTAGGAGCAGATGATCAGTTTACATTTAACGCACATGCTCAGACTTTAACAAATAAAACATTAACCACACCTGTAATATCTTCACCAAACATTACTACAGCTATTAATGATGTTAACTCTGCAGAGATAATTAAGTTAACTCCTTCTGGATCAGCTGTAAACGAAATTCAAATTAGTAACGCAGCTACTACTGGAATTCCTCAAATTGCAGGAACAGGATCAGATACTAATGTAGGAATAGGTATATCAGGTACAGGTAGCGGACTTATTCATATTCAATCAGGTATACGATATGTACCTGAAACTATAGATGATGACGCAGCAATCAGTCCTACCAGAGCTCTTACTATATTTGAAGCTGGTGGCGCAATTAATTGTACTTTAGCTAACGGTACTCAGATTGGTGAAACAAAAACATTAGCAAATATTGGTACAGGGGTAGTTACAATTACTCCAACTACATTTAAAAACGGAACTACTTTACATCTTAGAGCGAACGCTTTAGTGAAAGTTGTATGGGTTGATAACACATTTGGATGGTTATTGATGTCAGAGAAAACATACGCATCTAGTGACGCAGCAGCACTAGTATACGTAGCATAAGATAAGAGATATAAAATGCCAGCAATTATTACAGATAGATTCAAAAAAGAGATTCTTTTAAACCTTCAAGAGGATATTGACAGTGACGCTAATAACTATTATGTGTCTGTTGGTAGACCAGTTGATTGGGATAGTGCCGACACAGCACCTACTCCTTCTAATACAATTAGAACTATTCGAGATGCTCAATACAATATGACAGCTGTAAAAAATGTTGAAGCTCATTCATTTGTTATACCTAGGTATACTTGGTCATTAGGAGCGATATATCAGGGTTATAATGATAACTCTACAGGTCACCCGACAAATAGCTTCTATGTAATTACAGATGAGAATAACGTCTATGTGTGCTTAGAAGGTGGTAAAGCTGCTACAGGTCAATCAGTTACATCTACAGTTAAACCTACAGGTACATTAACAACATCGTTTGAAACTGCTGATGGGTATGTGTGGAAGTTCTTGTATTCAGTTGGTGCTTTGAGAGCATCGCAATTCTTAGCTGCTAACTTTATGCCAGTAACTAAGTTTGGATTGTTTGATTCATCTTCTCCTGCTGATCATGTTGAGCAAGTTGGTATTCAGAACGCTGCAGTTGCTGGACAGGTTACAGGTTATCAAGTCACAGCAGGTGGGTCTGGTTATACCACAGCTCCAGTAGTCACAGTTGTTGGTAATGGTACAGAAGCAAAAGCATCTGCTACTATCAGTGGAGGAGCAGTCACTAAGATTGTAGTAAAAGATTCTGATGGACAAAAAGCTCACGGATCATTATACACAAATGCTCATATTGAAATTACAGGTGGTGCAGGTACAGGTGCAAAAGGTAGACCAATTATTGGACCTGCTGCTGGTTTCGGTGCTGATCCAAGAGACGATCTAAAAGCTACAGCAATGATGTTTACAGCTAAACCAGCTGGTGCAGAAGGGTCTAACTGGGTTGTTAATAACGACTTTAGACAGGTTACTCTTATTAAGAATATAGAGTTACCAGACTCTGATGCTTTATATACAGGTGTTACTGGTAATGCATTACGTAGAATGGAATTTGCAAATATTACATCTACATTCTCTGCTGATAAAACTATACAAGGAGCTACATCTTTAGCTAAAGCATATGTAGTGAAATCGGATTCAGATACAGTATGGTATATTCAAGATTCAGATACACAATTTACTTTATTCGCAGAAGGTGAAACAATATCTGAAACTAATGGTGCTGGATCTGGTATTCTAGAAGCAACAGGTGATGATGCTGATGCGTATGCATATGTTAACGGAGATGTTGATCCATCCTCAGGTGAAGTAATGTATATAGATAATAGAGCAGCAATACAAAGATCTGCAGACCAAACAGAAGATATAAAAATTATTATCCAACTTTAATGGAAGACTAGTATGACAAAAGCGTTTACTTCAGAAATATTCTCATCTACTTATAGGGATGACTTTAAAGACAGCGACAACTTCCATAGAGTGTTGTTTAATAGCGGTCGTGCACTACAAGCTAGAGAGCTTACTCAACTGCAAACAATTATGCAAAGAGAATTAGCAAGGCTTGGTAAACACTTATTTAAAGAAGGTGCTGCAATTAATCCAGGAGGATTAACAGTAAACCCTAACTATGAATTTATTAAGTTAAATACATCTTCTAATGCTTTACCAGCGAACATTACAGACTTAGTAGGTGTTGATTTTACATCAGCTAGTTCTATTGCTTTTAAAGTTATAGAAGTAGTTGCAGCTGCAGGTTCAGATCCTGCTACTCTCTATGTTGCTTATACAAACACATCTAGCGGTACTAGCGGTACAAGTCCTGTACGAGTAGCTGCTGGCGAAGATTTAACTAGTTCATCTTTTACATTAACTGCTCAATCAACTAACACTGTAACTAATCCAGCTACAGGTCAAGGTTGTAAAGTTTCTATGCATGCAGGTGATTTCTTTGCTCAAGATCACTTTGTATTTGCTAAAGATCAGTCAAAGATTATTTCAAAATATTCTAATAAACCTACAACAAGTATTGGTTTTAAAGTAGTACAAGATATTGTAACATCATCAGATAATAGCGCTTTATTTGACAACCAAGGTGCTACTCCTAACCTAGCATCTCCTGGTGCGGATAGGTATAGAATTGCTTTAACAATTGCTGAGCAATCAGATGTAGATTCTGATGAAAATTATATTGAAGTTGCTAAGATTAAAAATGGTGTTGTAACATCTCAAGTAGCTGCTACAGACGATTATAATGAGATTAATAATGTATTAGCTCTTCGCACTAAAGAAGAATCTGGAGATTACATTGTAAAGCCGTTTGAACTCACTTTTGAAACAAACGATTCAGATACATCTAAGCTAGATTTTATTGTAAGTTCAGGTACTGCTTATGTAGATGGATACAGATCTAATAACCCTAGTGATAAAATTATTACAATAGATAAACCAAGAACTACAGCATCAGAAAACAATCAGGTAGTCGCTGCTGATTATGGCAATTACATTGTAGTATCAAGTGGTAAGGGTATACCTAATATTAACGAACTACAGCTTATGAACTTACGAACTGCTGTAACTCATGGTGGTTCTACAATTGGTACAGCAAGAGTAAGACATGTGGAAGAAGATGGTGCAAATTATAGATTGTATCTATTCGACATTGCTATGAATGCAGGTCAAAACTTCTCTAGTGTAAAATCAATTGGTACAAGCAGCACAGATTTCTTTAACTTAGTTTTAGAGATTAGTAAAGCAGTTCTAAAAGATGCTGCTAATAACAATCTACTATTTAATCTACCGAGAGCGAGACCACAATCTATTTCAGATATATCAGTAGCAGTACAAAGACGTTTCTCTACTCAAACAAACTCTTCTGGTCAAGCTACTATTTCCTTAACAGCTACAGGAGAAACATTCTCTGATACTACTCTATGGACAATGGGTGCAGCTGACTCAGATATAGATACAGGAGCTTCTGTTTCTGGCGCTGGTACTCAATCAGCTAATATTACCGGTGCAGCAGTAAGTCAAAATCCATATGAAGTATTAGCATATGTTAATAAATCAGCTGGCGTTGTTAGATCTAAAACCTTAACATCTCGTACACAAACTATTACTCCAGATAGTGATGGTAATGTAACTTTAGATAAACCAGACATCTTTTCATTCGACACTATCAAACTAGTAGATTCTGATGGTGATTCATTAGCAGCTATCTATGAAACAGATAACGGGCAAAGAGATAATAAGTATGACTTAGGTAAACTTAATATTATCGCTGGTAATACACAAGCAGCTGATGTATATGTAAAATACAAATACTTTGAGCACGGTGCTGGTGGAGACTTCTTTGCAGTTAACTCATATACAGGTCAAGTTGATTATGAAAACATTCCAGACTTTACAAAAGCAGACGGTTCAAAAATTAATCTACGAAACGTAATTGATTTTAGACCTGTTGTTAATAGTTCAGGTAACTTTGGATCTGGATCTAAGATTAATGAGCTTCCAAGACCTACTGACTTAATCACATTTGATGTTAATTACTATCAAGGTAAAGCAGTAAAAGTAGTTATTGACACTGATAGTAGAATTAGCGTAGTAGAAGGTAAATCTGCAGTTGAACCTACTCTTCCTAAGTCACCAGAAAATTCATTAGACTTATTTAACGTAACTCTAAATCCTTTTGTTATAGATGATAATGACATCAACAGCCAACTACTCACTTATAAACGCTTTACAATGGCAGACATCGGTAAGCTAGAACAGCGTGTAGCAAGCTTAGAAGAAACTACTTCATTAAGCCTACTTGAGCTAGAAACATCTAACTTCGAAGTTTATGATGCTAACGGCTTAAGCAGAAATAAATCAGGATTCTTTGTTGATAACTTTACAGGTCAGAGTGGTTCATTTGTTGAATCATTAGACTATAAAGCAGCAATTGATCCTACTTTAAGAGAGCTAAGACCCTCATTCTCTAATAGAAATGTTAATCTATTCTATGATAGTGATCATGCTGATAATAGCGATGTTGTTATTAAAGGTGACAACATCTACCTAAATTATAATGAAGTTAGCTATCTTAATAACGATTATGTAACTGGTACAGAAAATGTAAATCCATTTGCTGTTGTTACTACTAGAGGTTTCTTAGAATTATCACCTACATCTGATGAATGGTTTGAAACAACTTACTCTGAACCAATTGTTGTAGACGGTGGATTTGAACAAGGAAGAGTTACCGGTCAAGTTTGGAACGATTGGAGTTTCAACTGGTCTGGAGCTGAATCGTTAAGTACTGGTGATATTGTTGGTAACACAACAACTAGAGAACGTCTTAGTGCTCAATCTCAAACTAGTAATCAAGGATCTGAAGGCGCTAGACGTAGATGGTTCCAAGATATTGTAAGAGACACAATTGGTGCTAGAATTACTGGCTTGAGAACTAGAACAGAGTTTCTTGATGAGGAGGGCGTTGAGATTAGCCGTACCTTCTTACCTTTTATGCGTACAAGAAAAATATTCTTTAAAGCACAAGGTCTAAAACCTAACACTCGTCACTTCCCATTCTTTGCGAATAAAGATGTATCAAGTTGGGTTAAGCAAGAAACATTTAACCGTGTAGCTACTCTTGATTCAGACTACTCTACAGGATATAATAATCTTACTCAACACCCTAACAATCCAACTACTTCTTTAATATCAGACGTGAATGGTAGAATTGAAGGTTCATTCTTCTTACCTCACACAGATGAGATTAAGTTTAATGCAGGTGATAGAACATTTAATCTATTAGATATTAATACAAATAAGGAAGAAGATTGTACTTCAATTGCAGGTACTAAGTATTATGCCCAAGGAGTTAATTCTCATAGACAACAAACAGTACTATCAACAAGACTAGTAGATTTGGCTGTAGGTACGGTATCATCTCAAGTAATAGGTGAGCGTATCTTTACTATAGATCCTTTAGCTCAATCATTCTTAGTAGAAGATTTAGAAGGTGTATTCATTACAGCGATAAAGGTTAGGTTTAGTTCAAAACCAGCTACAGGTGCTGCGCCTGTTATAGCTCAACTAAGACCAATGGTTAATGGTATACCATCTTCTGATAGTGTTATTCCAGGCTCTGTTGTATTTAAAGCTCCTAGTTCAATAACCACATCAACTGATGGCACAACAGCCACAACATTCCAATTTGATGAGCCAGTATACTTAACAGGTAACGAAGAGTATGCAATTGTTCTCTTATCAGATTCAAATGAGTATAATGTATATGTTGCTGAAGCTGGAGAGTTTATCTTAGGATCAACTGAGAAGAGATTAACTAAGCAAGCTACTCTAGGGTCATTGTTTAAATCTCAGAACGCTAGAACTTGGGAGCCAGATCAGACTAAAGATCTTACCTTTGAATTAATAAGAGCTGATTTTGCTACAAGCGGTTCTGCAATAATTGAAAATAGTCCAATAGCAAAAGTTAATATTTCTAATGCAATTAAGACTAATACTTCTGATCCAGATTCAATTACAATCGCATTACAAGATCATGGATTTATTGTAGGTGATACTGTTGAAATAACAGGAGCTGCTGCAGTGGGTGGTATTGCTGCTAATAACATTAACGGTGTAAGAACCGTGACAGTAGTAGATGGAGATAACTTTAAAGTTAATGCTGCAGCTAATGCTACATCAGCTACAACTGGTGGTGGAGACTTTACAATCGAACGTCAGAATATGTTCGATGTGATGATGTTAAAAGTAGAGAATATTCTACCTCCTTTAACTACTATTGCAGCTAATGCTAAGCTTACTTCTGGTAAGTCTATTGGAGGTAGTGAAACAGCTTATCAAAAAGAAACTTCATATACTCCTTATGCTATTAATCGTAACATCTACTTTAACACTCCTAAGTTGCTATCAACTAAACGTAATGCAGATGCTAATCTAAGCGGTGCAAGAGCTACATCAGTAAAGGTTGATCTTACTACTGTATCATCATTAGTATCACCTGTAATTGATATGCAAAGGACATCTGTATCAACAATACATAACAGAGTGGATAACAATAATGCTATTAATGTAGTAGCTGAAACAAGTGCTAGAGGTGGATCATCACTTGCTAAGCATCTTACAGTACCTATAACCCTAGCTGAAAAAGCTAAAGGTCTAAAGATTATGCTTGGTGTAAATAAACCATCTGCAGCTAGCTTTGATATGTACTTCAGAACTAATAGCACTGGAGGAGTATTAGCTGATCAAGACTTTACATTGATTGCTCCAGAAGAAGCTATGCCATCTGATGACACTTCAGGTGTATTTAGAGACTATAGATATCTTCCTGGTGGTATAAATGGTACATTAGATGACTTCGATCAATTCCAGCTTAAGATTGTTATGAAATCCACTAACAGCTCTAAAGTACCAAGATTTGCTGATCTAAGAGCTATAGCGTTGACGGTGTAATATGAATCGAGTGAAAGTAGAAGGTCGTACAGACCTTGTTCGTGATATGAATAGTGGTGCTATTATTAGTATAAATAGTACAGAGGCTAACAATGCTAGAGAAAGAAAGCATAGACAGCAGCTAGAAGAGCAAGACCAAAGAGAACTTAAATCTGACGTGGATCAACTAAAGAATGATATGAGTGTTATAAAAGATTTACTGACAAAACTAGTAGAGAAGTAAGATATGCCAAAGCAAATTGTAAACATTAGTGATACAGTAAAAACGTTCCAAGAGAAGTTTAATACCTTTTCTGATCATGTAGGGTGGAAAGGTAATCTTACAACTACAGAAGACTCTGATATTGTAGGTTCTATTAACGAGCTTGATGCTGAGTTAGGTACAATTACAGCACTAGCCATGGGCACAACAGCGTCTACCGTGTCTGGCGCTATAGCTGAACTAGAAGGTGAGATTGATACTCTTAACATCTTTGTTGAACCAGGTCAAGCTCTCACAACAACAGCTACATCTTTAGCTGACGCTATAAATGAACTTGATGCAGAGCTAGGTACTATAACAACAGGTGCTATGGGTACAACAGCAGATACTGTATCTGGTGCTATAGCAGAGTTACAATCAGAGATATTAATCATTGATTCATCTGCATCTGCTCAGTTAGTACAGATAGGGAATCTTTCTACTCTAGAGACTACAGCAAAAAACAACTTAGTAGCCGCTATCAATGAACTAGATGATAGAATAGACACCGATGCAGATTTTAGAAATAAGGTAAGTGGAAATGATGCAGGGGGACTAGGATCATTTACATATACTCAAGGAACAGGTGTATTTGAATATACAGGTCCGAGTGTTGCAGATATAAGAGGTCAGTTCTCTGGTGGTAATGAAATTACTATTACTAGCGGTTCTATTGCTCATGATGACATTACAAGAACAGATACTACATCAGCTACAACTGCATCATACGGAGGATCCTTTGATGTAATAGCAAGTGTTACTTCTAATGCTAGAGGTCATGTTACAGCTGTAGATGTAGAAACAGTTACTCTACCAGCTATATATACTCACCCCACATATGATGGTGATGATATTAATCTAGATACAGG